TCTGACTAAGGGGTTTGAAAGTACTACTTTTTCTTTCAACCTCAAAAGTGTTTAAGGCTTCCCCAAAGTCAGAAATAGTTCCCATAAGCTGCTGCATACCAGAACCTGTCTCATTGGCTTGTTTTATCAAACCATTGAGTGAGGTTAGAATTGCACTGGCTGCTGCAACAGATTCAATAATCATTAGCGGCCTCTACGAGTACCCATTTTTTTCTTAGCGCCGCCCATCATTGGCTTCTTTTTCTTTTTACCATTCATTGCTTTCTTACCGTAGCTCATTCCATAACCGGGCATATTACTTTCTCCTTGATTTAGCACCAGAACATTTCCAACGCTTACGCGATAAATTGTTTGGTGTGTTAGGGTCATTTTGTTTACTTTTAGGTAAACGCTTTTTAATTCCTAAAGATCTAGCACAGTAGCTATCACCTTTACTGGTTCCCGGCTTTACTCGTGGGCCGCCGCCCTTAGCTGAGCCAGCTTGACCGTAGGAAACTTTTTTACCGCTAGAAGTTACTTTAACTCTAGCTTTACCTTTGCGTGGACTAGGCATTACGCCGCCTTCTTGTTCGGTAATTTCTTAACATTCTTTTCCTCTAACTCTTTAATCTTAGATTCTAGTTCGTCAAACTTCTTATTAATTTGCTCTACTATCTGAGTTAGCTCTGTACGTGTTACGACCATCAATTTATCCTTGTTGCAGTCTAAGGGGTTGACTTGGTTGTTGTGGTTGTTGTGGAGGTTGATTTTTTAGGTCAATCTCTTTCTCTTTCAAGAATGTCTGAGCAATTTTCATGCGTCGCTCAAACTCCTTGTCCTCTTGGTCACCTGCCTTTAGGTTAGCGGTGACTGCCTTAATTTGGTCAATCTGTAGCTCCTGTGGTGCAAGCTGTGTCTCTACAGCAATTTTTTGCGCTCTAGCTTCAGACTCTGATGCCTGACCGTTAAGTGCTGCTGTTTGTGACTGCTGAAAGGCCATCTGTGCCTGTGCAGCCGCTTGTTGCATCTGTTGTTGTTCAGGTGTAGGCTGTGATGCTTGCTCTGCCTGAGCTAGTTTAGCCATTAGTTCTTCACGGTTAGACAGGTTCATGTTGTCAATGATTGACTGAATCAACGTGTTGTACAGTGGAGACTCTGCTGGCATAGTTTGCAGTAGCTGCACAAGTTGCGTTACTTCGTACTCACGGGCGATAATACCTAAGGTAGACGTAGTGTTAAACTTGTAGTCTTTGACGGGATAGTTCTCTGGGTCAAACTGCATGTAACGACAAGCAGCTTTCTTGACAAAGGGAATTAAGAAAGACTGCTGAAAGTTAATCAAGGTACGCTTATGACGCTTAATGATTGCACCTAGAGACATACTAATACCAGCAGCCGTAGCGTCACCATTGATACTGCCGGGAATACCAGCGGAGTCAATAGCACCTGTAGACATCTGAACCATCTTCTGTAGTTCTGCTGCCTGTGCAAACGTAATCTGACTTACTTGACCAAAGTTAAATGGGTTGAGTACAGTCTTAGGGTCGCCATTGGTCAAGATAATCTTACCGGGGCGAACCTCTGGCCTAGAGCCTCTAGGAAGCCGTGTAGCGTCCATAGCCATCATTGGGTGGACAGTTAGGGCTAGGGCATCAATACGTGCTCGTAGCTCTGTATCAAGCGCTTTCTGGCTGTTGTAGCCTTTCTCACAAACACCACGGCCCCAGAACCTACCGGGAACTACATCCCAAGGAAATGCAACTACAGGACGATCCTGCATCATGTACGGGTTAGCTTCTGCTTTTAGTAGGATGCCTCCATTAGCGATAACCACAATAGCTTCCACATAGTAGCTTGCATCTTGTTCATCGTTATCTGGCTCCTCTACTTCAATGTCTGCAATGTCTTCGTCATCGTTAAGCATTGCTTCTTTTTCGCCAATCTCTAGCAGATAGCGTGGTACAAGGCCGTAGTACTTAGTTAGTCGTACTTTGTCTTCATCGTAGCTTGTAAGGTCTTGGTCTGGCTCTAGGTCATAATCACTAGCCGCCTGACCTACGTATACATCCCTATACACGCCTTCTTCCTGTAGCTGTTGTACCTTGTGGCGTGGTACAAACTCATCTACAGCAACCCCTACAGCGTCCTCAATGGTGGTGGCTACAGGGTCAATTAGAAAGTTCTGTGGCATTACAGGGCGCAACTTGACTACAGTACGGTCTGTGACGTTAACACCTACTGCCTGTAGCTGTCCGTCCATAAGAGGCTGTGTAGCAGGAGCCATCTCTTTGACTTCCTCTAGTACTACTTCAGCTACACCAGTGCCAAATACTGCACTGTTAATGAGACATTCGCCTACTTGCTTGCGAACCTGTGTTTTCTCAAAGTCCTCATGCAGTTTATTGCGCAGATATACAACATCCTGTGCCTCTGCATCACCCATATCGTCAGTAATGTCAAAGTAACTGCCCCTGCCAAAGGTAGCTTCCTCAATTTCCGCTACGCTGGACTCTACAGCTTGCTGTAATGCAGGTGAAATGATACGTGAACGCTCACTTTTGCGCTCCATGTCCTCTGCTGCCCAGATTCCACGCCATAAGCGATAAAATTCTTCAAATCTTTGTGCATAATTAGACTCATAGTGGTCTCTCCACGAGTCACACTTAGTCATTACCCAGTTTTCTAGGTGTTCGTCACTAGACAGTACGTCGTTGTCGCCATAATCCATAATTTTTACCTTGAACGAGAGCGTTTGGTTTTACTTGCTATCTTTTTAGGCTGTGCTGAGTGTTGTTTACCAGCCTTAGTGTCTTTTCTTTTTTTTCTAGTGGTAGCTGCGTACTCTTTAGCTGACAAGGACTTGATTGCTTTTTCTGGTAAGTAGCGTTCTCCAGTAGCTTTAGAGCCTTGAGTGCTAGGTTTACCTGACTTTGTACGCCATTTTTGCTTAGTCCACTTTTTTAAGGACTGTTGTGATTTAGCTAAAGCCATTACTTAGCTCTCTTTTGTGCAGTCTTGTTTAGTTCTTTAAAATGAAACAAACGCTGGCTAGTCTTACCATGTGACTTATGCGTATGCAATTGTCCGTTTGGCATCTTGTGAGTGTTGCCTTTCCATTCCTTGCCTTCTTTGGTATAGTGGGGTACACCTTTCATCGGTAGCCTCCTCCTTTGGCTTTGTATTCTTTTGCCAACATCTGGGCTTTTCTCGCTGACCATTGTCCAGCTTTGCCACCCTTTGTACCTGCTTTGATTTTATTAAATAGGTTCTTACGCATAGTGGGCTTGGTGTAGTTACCAGCTTCATTGACTCTTGACTTTGCCATGTTAATATCCTGTTACAACGTCTAATACTTCAAGATCATCAATCTCAAAGTCATAACCGTAGGCTACCTTAGCCAGTTGGTCTATATATGAAAGAGAATCAACTAAATCATCATGTGTTAACGGGTCAGGAAACTGAAACAGTTGATCTAAAAACTTACTATTCCACTCACCTTTGTTTAATGTTATAAAACCGTTTTCAAATCTACCTTGTAAGGCCCACATGATTCTGTCTGTTTTCTTTTTATTTCCATGAGTTAATTCTTCTACTCTAAAAAACATACCGTAGCGTTTCTGTAAGTCTAGTAAAGGAGACATTATAGCGTTTCTAGAAATACCTCTTTCAATACCTACTGCTATTGGTCTATAATCTCTAACAGCTTGAAATATCTTAGCTGCTGTTTCTGGGGTTGTCCAGACTCCATAAATAATGTTATCAACGTACCAGCCGTCTTCATTTATTTTTACAATTGCAATAGAAGCTGTATCTCTGTTTTTATTTTGCTTTTTAGCAGAAGCTGTAGGGTCTACGTAGTTTGCTAAATCTGCTGCAATATAATAATCTCCAACTTCAGGTTTATCCTCGCTAAACTTAACCCACTCCTCTTTAAACATCTCTGAGCCTCTGGCTTCAAAGGATGCCATAAACTCTTGACGAAAGGCATAGGAGGACATAGACTTCTTAGCTAGGTCAATCTCATCTGGGTCTAGTAGCTCATTGTCGTAACTTGTAAAGTGCCATGCTGTATAGGACTCATCGTCCTCTAGCTCTGCGTACTTGTATAGGTCGTAAAAATGATTACGCCCCATAGGTGTACCAATAAACAATGCACCACCTTTCTGGTCAGCCAAGGCAGGTCTAAGGATTTGCTCAAATACCTCTGGCTTCATGTCGGCGTATTCGTCCATCACTAAAAACTTCAGTGATACACCACGCATGGTCTCAGGTCTATCGGCACCTTTGAGGCTTATGGTTGCACCGTTGACCAGTTTAATCTGTAGGTTGTTTATGTGACTAGAGCTTACAATAGGGTGCGCCAGCTCCAATAGTGTTTGCCACATGATGTCTCTGGCCTGTCCCTGTGTTGGAGCTACATAGAACACATGGCCTTTGTCTGCCTGTAGGGCATTTACAATCAACATCCAAGCAGCTAGTCTGGACTTACCTGTACGTCTACCAGCAGCTACAATCTTAAATCTAGTGTCATCTGCCCAGACTTGCTTCTGCCAATCCAGTAGTTGTATGTTTAGTTCAGTCATAGAAGTACTTAACTACATAAATAGCTTCGCTATCCCGCAGCCTTGCTGCTAACTCATCTAAGTCTTCTTCCTCTACACACTCATACTCAACATCTAACTCAGGGTCACCGTCCCAGTTTAGATCCTCTTGTTGTGCTAAGGTCTTCTTGTAGTCTTTGTTAGTGGTTACTAACATTTAACTATACGTCCACATTACAGGTGTATCAGTAGCCCTAATATCTACATGCACAAAGCCTCCGGCTACACCAATACCAGTAAAGCCTAACTTAATAGCATTCTTTACTATAGTGTACCTTTGTAGACCAGAGGATACAGCTATGTCCGCTGCTATACCCTGTGCATGTGTACCGGGTTGTTTCTTTCTTAATTCAATAGGATGGTCAGGGGATCTATAGCCACTTGTGATTACAAAAGGAAAACCACAGTGTTCTCTAAGTTCATCTAAACATAGAATTAGTTCATCCTCAATCTCATTCTCACCTGTCTCTTTACAAGCAAATTCTTCCCTAGTGAAGTACTTAAACATCTGTGTATTCTCCTTCAATAGGTTCATTTGGTGTAACATCAGTTTCCACAGACCCCGCACCTATACCAGAGATTGTAATGGATACTGCTGAGCGCCCTGTGGCACTATCCTTCTCAAAGTAGCTTAAGGGCAGCATACGGTCCATAACTAGCTTCCAAGCTGCTGCTTGATTCTTATGGTCATCATTAAGTGCTGCATCAAATATACTATCTAATACCCTACGAGACTTAGGGGAAGCTAACATTCTAGCTTTATACTCATTGATAATCGAAGCATCCCCTTTAGGTCTACCTACCTTACCTCTAGAGCCATTAGTCTTCTTAACTATCTCTCCTTTCCTAGGTCTACCTCGCTTTCTCTTAGGAGGATCATTTTGATTATCCATAATGTATTTACCTTAAGCTATCTAAGAATACCTATTTATTATAGCATACTTTTTCGTATTTGTCAAGTACTTTTTACTGTTATTTTCTTGACTTAGTCAAAGTTTTAAGTTTTCTTGTGTATACAAGAGGTTACCAAAGTTAGTAAACACTTACTTTTTTATTAATTTACTGTATTTTTCTAATTTCTACTTTTGAGTACTGGAGTGCCTACTACAATAATCATCAGTAGCCACAGGTGCCCCCCGTACCCTTGTCGTTAGCCCCATGCCACAACAGTTAGACTAAGGTTTTCCACAGAGTACAACAGTTAGACTAAGGCGCACCAAAGAACCTAACCGTTAGACTTAGGT